CTTGAGGTGCCAGCCGAAATAGGCGCCCATTTGCTTGCTGCCGGCGCCGGTCATGTGGACGTCGCTCACACCGTTCTGCACCGCGTACTGGATACAGGCGAGGATAAATTCGGGATGATCGATCGCGAGCTGGAGCTGATCGAGCGCAACGTGCGGAATTGGGGCAAGATAAGTTGGGTTAGTATGCGTCGCAGTTTGGCCGATCAGGAGCGGAAGCCGCGCGTTCGGACTGATTAACTTGAGCGCGATTGCCTTCGCCTGGCGCTGCGCCTGGACGGTCTGAGCCCGAGTGTAGAACCACTTCGTGTCCGCGCCGCCGGGATAATTGATGCTGTCGGAGGCGTTGTCATTCGTTCCAGTCACGATCATCTGCGCTGCCGGCGCGTACGATTTGCCAAGCGCGGAATAGAGCGTCTGAGCCTGTCCAAAGCTGGCGTAGACCCGTTGCGCCGTTAGGCCGGTCAGAGTTTCGTCTTCGGTGGTGATGCTGCCACCGTTTCGGCCGTCATCGGCGAGCAGGAAGCGCATGCCAGACCCGAGAAAATCGATACCGTCATCGTCCTTGAGAAGCTGCACGATCATCTGCGCGCAGCCCGTGAGCGGCGTCTCGCCGTGGCTGGTCCAATCGTCGGTGTCGGGGCCGTAGGAGGTCTCGATCGCTGGCGTGAGCGCGGCACGGTTCGCAATCAGGTCGGGATCTGACGCGCTTGAGATGTCGCTTATGTCATCCGGGACAACGCTGGCTTTGGAGAGTCCGGCATTGCCAAACATGTCTGAGGTCGTGCTTGTGCCCACGGTCACGACGGGCGAGCCATGCCCGAGCGACAGGGATTCACCGGATATATGCAGGCCGATGCGCTCCGCAATGATGCGCATATTGGCGATCGACGGATCGGCCGGTCCACGAAGAGCTGCCACGATCCGGCTCGACATTGCCTCGACGACCTTATGCTGCAAGGCGGTCGGCGTCGCCTTCAGCCAATTGTAGCCGTTGCTGTCGACCAGCGAAAAGGTTGCGGAGCCGGGCGTGCCGATCAGTGGCAGCTTGGCAGCATAGGCTTCTAGAGCCGCCAGTCGCGATTTGATTAGGTCGATCGTGGCATGCTTGATGTCCGTGGGCGTGATGTCGAACCAGCGATAGCCCGGCATATCAGTCAGAGCAAAACCAGCAGGGCCGCGGAAAGACCACCCGATCGAGGCAGCACTCGCAGCCGCAGCAGCAGCGGAAGCCGCTGCGGCCGTGGCGCTCGATATCGCCTGTCTGATCAAGGAGGCGCCGCCCAAAGCCAGGTCCGCCGCAACCACCACTATATTGCTGGCCCCGCTCAACAGGTCCGTAGCCACCGTCCCGATTTTGCTCGCCGCGCCCAGCGCCAGGTCGGCAACGACCGCAAGGAACCCCGGAGCGGTCGTTGCCGCCGTGACCGTTGCCACCTTCGCGTCCAACTGGGTCAGGTCGTACAGCTGCAGATCATGGACCTTCGGCGCGAGATACGACCCGTCCGCCGACCCTATCTGGATGTCATACGCACCATTGGTGGCTGCAAACCCCGTCAACCCGGAAATCGCCGCTGTGGTCGGATTCGTCAGACCGGCACCGGCGCTATCAAAGATCGATGCCAGCGTAGTCGTACCGGCCAGAAACACCGTGACCTTGGCGAATGGCAACACGGCCCCCGTGTCGCCACGGGAGGCGATGAACTCGTAATATTGCATGTTGAGGCCAGTCCTTTTGGGGAGACGTGGTGTGGTTACGCGGCGGATCCGGTCATTGTGCCGTTGTTGGTGACGGCGACGGCGTTACCGTTCTTGCGGACGGCGAAGCCGGGACCGCCGCCGGGTGTTCCTCCGCTCGATGCGCCACCCGCGCTCGCGTGGCTGCCGCCGGCGCCGCCGCCGGGCGAGCCGCCGGCACCGCCCGCCGACCAGTCCCGGCCGTCGCTGCCGGTCGTCATATAGCCCTCGCTGCCGGCACCGCCTTGGCCGTTCGGCGCACCGCCGCCGCCGCCGCCGGTTCCGATCTTGTAGGGGGAATTCATCGCGTTCGAGCCACCGCCACCGCCGCCGCCGCGCACCGCGCCGCCGGCGTTGATCGTGATTCCGCCCGTCATCGCTACCCGCACATAGATGGCGTCGCCGCCGCTAATGCCGGCACCTCCGCCGCTCCCGCCGTCGCCCCCGCCGCCGCTGACCGACCCGCCGTTCTGGATGACCAATGTCAGCGCGATCATATGGGACGTGGTCGGCCAGCCTCCGGTGTCGATGCCGATGCCGCTGCTCGCAAGTCCGGTGACGTTGACGCCATTGGGGACGTTGAATGTCACCGTCGCGTCCGAATTGCCGGTATAGCCCGCTGCATCGGCCAGGGACCGCAGGTTGACCGCCGATCCCGATGGCACGCTGATCGTCGCGCTGAATGCCCCCGGCGGCACGGCGGGAGCGCCGGCGCTCCCGGGTGCGGCCAGCACATCCCAATAGGCATTGGCTTGGCCGGTGCCGGTCGGCGCATGGCCGCTGAAATTGTCCTGCGTTGCCACGTAGCTGCCGCCGCCATAGGCGACGCTGTTATTCAGAAAGTACGTCGCGCCGTTGTCGTAATCGCCGCGGGGTGTCAGACCCGATAGAGATTGCGGCGCGGTCCAGATGCCCAGCAGCGTTCCGTTCGCCGTCTTGAGTGCCGTGCTGGACCAGATCGTCGCCGTGCCGGCCGGGATGCCGTCATACCAACCTGACGGATTGTCGCCGCCGGGCGTTGGCGGCTGTGCATAGGAGCGCATGAATTTGATGTCGCGATAGCCCGCGCGTGCCGGCGCCGAGCTGATCGCGATCGAATACGCGGTGGCGGTGGCAAGCTCCTCGAGCCCACGGCCATAGATGTTGAATGAGGGAAGCTTGACGTAGATCGTGTCGCCGACATTGCTGGCGTCATAGCCGAACTTGAAGATCGCATCATCAATGCGCGCGAAGTTGCTTCCGCTGGCATGTGCGCCCGAGATAGTACCGCGCTGGCCGCGGCGGAGTTGGCTCAAATTGTAATGATTGGCCGCTGTCAGGGTTGCTGTCTGGTAAGACACCACCTCGTCCCCGACCATGCATAAGGTAGCCCCGGCGTCGCGGTCCGATGTGCTGACGCTGTCGAGTTGACCGAGGCTGTTCGAAAGGTCGACCGCCAGCGTGTTGACCGTATCCGGGTCGGCGCCTGCCGCCAGCGCCGCCGTGATCGTGCCGTAGCGCGCCGGACCGTTGATCGTGCCGACCAGCGAATAGTTGCTGTTGTCGGTGCTGATCCAGACCTGGCAGCCGCCCCAGGTCGGCGATGTCGACGCGGCGGCCACCCACACCTCGGCATCAAGTCCGGCGAGGTTCGGCGGCGCAATGAACAGCCAAGGTGCCGATACCGATCCGGGCGCGACGTCGGTGTTCGACTTGTATCCGCCAGAGCCCGAGTGCGAGGCATAGAGCGCCGCCGAGGCAATTCCGATGGGAACGCCTTCGGCCGCGATCGCCAGCAACCCGTCGGCGTCCTCCCCGATCTCGGTGATCCGGACCAGCACGCGATCGAGCAGCAGTGAATCGGTCGTCGTCGTCAGCGTGACGAGATCGGTCGGTTCGAGCAACGCGAAGTTCCACGGCAGCTTGAACGTATATTTCTCACGCGTGTAGAGAACGCGTTGGGCATAGAGCTGCACCGCCTTGCGCGCGATCCCGGCGTCGCAGATGCAATGGACCGTCGTCGGGTCCTGCTTCCGCCGCCCGAACGTGACGATGTTATCCAGGTCTTGGGCGGTCGCGATGCCGACATTGTATTGCTGGCTGCGGTCCAGGAATTCGAACTGAACGATATTATAGGCGTCGGACTGGTCGACGATTTCGATCGAGACGGCATTGCCGCCGTCGTCGACGATCAAATCGTCCTCGGTCAGGTCATAAGCGGGCGTCAGGTTCGGATTCCAGGTGACGCCGTTGCCGGATGCCGGCGCGTCGCCATAGGGCCGGATCTTGAGCATGCCCTCCGACCAGAAGGCGGCCGAGTTCGTCGCGGTCAGCCATTCCTCCATGACCGACGCCGCGCTCGACTGCGATTCGAGCACCGGCGACAGGAGCAGGTTGTTGGCTCGGCAATAAAGCGAATAATCGCTCAGATCGCCGATCAGGCCCGTTCCCCACATCGGTACGCCGTAAGCAGGGTTGGTCAGGAAATCGGTGACGATGTCCTTCGGGTCGGCATCGCCGTTGGCGACACCGCTCAACTGCACACCGAAGTCGATTTCGAAACTGTGGTTCGACAGCGTCGCGCTGTCGGCCAGGTCATAATCCTGAGCATAGACATAAGCGATGCCGCTATAGGGGATCGCCTGCGCCGGGACTTTGGAGGTCAGATAACTCCACACCGGTTGCGTCGGCGTGCCCGTCGCCAGGCTCAACCCGGCGGCGGACAGCGACGTCAGCACCGCCGTGTCCTTGTAGATCGTGCGAATGCCCCGGATGCCGCCGGCGCCGCCCTCGCAAATGCCCATCATGATCGACGCGGTGTAGGTATAGGTCGTGTTCTTCGACCCACCGCCCAGGCCCTTGCCGCCGCCGGTCTTGGTGGTGTGGGCGATGGCGGTGAAGGCGCCGTACCACATCAGATTGCACTTCATCCTGCCCCGACCCCAGCCCAGGGAGATGGGCAGGCCCAGGGTAGACGATTGGACCTGCAGTCCGTTGAGCTTCGGCGATGTAGTCGAGGTAGATTTGCCGCCCATCATTGATCCTCGAACAAGGTGAAGAACTTGACCGGCCGGGAGCGCAGCTCCTCGTCGCGGTCGGCATTGCCGCGCACGACGCCACCGCCACGGATCACCGCGTGCAGCACTTCCGGTAGCCCGATGACGATCGCCGCATGCGAATAGCAGCGGCCGTATTTCCAGATCGCGAGGTCGCCGGGCCCGACTATTGCGCGCGGTATCTCGCGCGCGAACAGCGTGACCCAGCCCAGAAACTGCTCTTCGTCGCGATGCAGCATCCATTGCGGCGAGTAATCGGGTTCGACCCGCGGGATCAGTCCGACCGCTTCATAGACTGCCGCCGGCAGCATCGCGCAGTCGACCCCGACGCCGCGTAACCGCGCGCGGTGATGATACGGCGTTCCTTCCCAGCCGAGTGCTTCGCGCACCACATCCTCGCGCGTCATCCGAACGCGGTTTCCGGGACCGGGACGTATGGGGTCGCCTTGAACCGCCCAATATTGTTGAAGCGGACCGAACACCGGCTCTGCGTCAGATCGCACCCCGGATAGGCGGTGAAGGCGTCGCCAGCCACCGGCAGGGCAGGGAGGGGCGAGACGAGTTGGAACAGGCCCGTCGCATCGTTCGCCATGACCGTCGCCGAGATGCCGGTGTTCGGTCCCGACGTGAACACGATGCGCCCTTGTGCGAAATCGTTCGGCGGCGGCGCCAGGCTGGTGTCGAATACCGTGCGCGTCGGCGCCGGCGACGCGCCGACCGTGCCCGTCGCAGCGAAGGCCGCGGGATTGAGCGCGCAGCCGGCGTCATAGACCGCATGCAAACAGGCCGCCTGATAGAGATTGGCCGGCATATTGGCGTTGAGCAATACGGTCCAGGACGACACCGTAATCGTTGCTCCATCGCCGGTGATCGCGCTGATTGCGGTGACGCGACCCGAAAACCTCAGCACGGCGCCGACCACCGGCAGACTCCAATCGGTCAGGAAGGCTCGGTCCAGCCGGACATTCGCGCCATCGAACCCGTGCCCCCGGATGAAGGGGATGATCGTCACCCCGTTGATCAGATCGTCCGGATTGGCGGTGATCGCCATGTCGACCGTCGTGACGTCGAGCCCGATCTTCTCGCTGATGTCCTGCCGCTCGATTATCGGGCCAAGCGCATAGACATGGCCGCCGGACACGATCGGAACATCGCCGCCCGACCACCTGATCACCGCGCCCCCGATCAGCGTGATCGTCCACAGGTCGACCATCTGGAAGTCCACGCCGCTGTTGAGCAAGGCGATCAGCGAAGGCGATGCAGCTTTCATGGTCAGCCCTTGGTGGTGGTGAAGGAGAGCCCGTCCTGCGACCACAGGCTCTGCATCATCTGGTTGAGTTCGAGCGCGTCGTCGTCGAAGCGGCACACGAACATGAAGCGCCCGGTCCAGGTCAGCACTCTCCCGGCCGCGGGTGCGCTGGCGAACGTGATCGACCCGCGCGGCCCAACGGTGAAGCTGGCGATGGGGGTAGCGTCGGCGAACACGGTCGGCGTCCCGAGCACACCGCCGACAGGCTCGGTGAAGGTCGCGCTGCCGAACGCCATACTCCGGGTAAGATGGAACGTGGTCGTGATCCCGTCGCCGACACCGAACCGCTGTCCGGCAGCGGTATTGTCGCCGGGATCGAAGAAGAAGAACTCCTGATATTGCCCGGCATGCAACAGGAAGAACGTCGTCAGGCGTTCAAGGTCCGGCGTTGCGGGAAGATCGCGCAACACCTCGTACGACACCTTGAACTGCCACCGCGGATAGGACCACGTCTTGCGCCTTCGCTCGCGGCCGGACGATGCCGTCGCGATCTTCGTCGCCCAGGTTGGTGTCTTCGCCACCAGGAACGATTGCCCGATCAGCGTCGGGAACACGTCCGGGTCATCGATCGACGGATCGGCGGTGACCAGCCAGCGTGTCGGCAAATAGAGCGCGGGCAATCTCGTCTCCAATCGGATGGCTGCTCGGATCGCCGGAGCGATCGGAAAGGTGGCTCGGCCTCGCGCGGATTCGGACAAGCGCCCGACGATCGCATCCGAATTGGAGCTATCTGCCGGTCGCCCGTCTTGCGGGATCATCGCGTCCTGCTAGCTCTGCGGCCTGCCGTTCGGGCATCGGTTCAATGGCATATCCGCGACGTGCGGGATCCGAACGTGACGACGGCCGGGGAGAGACGGGATGCGGTACGGGTTGGCGTTGTTCGCAATGGTTGCGGTCGGGACGGCTTCGCCCGCGCTGGCCCGCAAAGAGGACAAGAAGACCGACCCGATAGCGGTGATCAAGGCGCGGATCGCGCAATTGCGTGCCGACCCACAAGGCAGGAGGTGTCTCGGTGCCGATGCCGTTACCTGTCTTGCGAGCCTCAGTTTTGGCGTTCCGCCTTCGACAGTAATAGGCGGCGTTTTCGCGCTGCCGGGACCGGCCGGTCACGATATCTATGGCCGCAACGTTTCGGCGACGATGAGCTTTCTGATTAAATTCAATGCCAAGAATAGCGATTTTTTCGATGATGACGATGTCAACGCCCAAATGGATCTCGGCGATGGCGAACATATCGACAGTATGTATTTCTCTCTCAACCAAAGTCCGCTCTTTGCCCATACGGAGAGCGACTGGGATGCAACCCGCGTTTTCGAGCTAGCCACGGCTGTGCTGGGCCCGGCCTGTGTGGGGACCGATCGGATTGCCTTCTACCAGCGCTATGACGCGATACAGAGGCAATCCAGCACGGATTACGTCGACCGCGGTCGTGACGCCTTCCGCTACTCGCTACTCACCGGCAACATGAAGATCTGCGGCGTGACCATGTCCGTCGGATCGAGCAGCCAATATTCCCGGTCAATGGGATACGGAAGCTCGCTCAGGTTCACACTATGACGCTATCGAGCTTGCTTCGGGCGCATTTACGTCCATCCTCAGCCCGGTAGCGAAAAGCCCAGCTTGCCCTCGCGGTGGGCCATTTTCATCGCCTTGGCGAAGGCATTGCGATTGGCGATGATCTGGCTTTCAGACAGCCCGCGCGCGCTATGGTCGTGGTAGTGGTAACCGCCAGCGGACGGCGAGTCATTCGCCGCGGCTGGCGCGTTGCTGTTGGCGGCCGATCCGAAACCCAGTGTCGGCACAGCGAAGTTCGGCATCGACGCGAATAGGCCCATCACGTTACGCCAGCCGCCGGCTTGGTCCGCCGGAATGACCGTCTCGCCTTTGTGAAGCATGGCAATGCCGTCGCCGCTTAGGTCGTAGGCGCCGACATTCAGTGCCGCCATCGTTCCATAGGAAAGAGCCGCAGCAGACATAGCCTGGCCAAACGGTATCGCACTCAAATTCATTGGAAAGGGGGCGGCCGCCATTGACGCGGTGCCCCCGGCGCCGGCCGAGGCTGCCTCAGCGGCGATCGTGTTCGCGCTCTGCGTTTTGATCAGGCCCAGTTTGACCGCCAGCGCGGTTATTTCCTTCGCCAGCCAGTTCTCGATGATCTTGGCTACGGCATCGCCGATCGCTTGTTGGACGCTTTGCCACATATTCTTGATCGTAGCGCCGAACCCCTGCTGCAACGTGACCATCTTACCGACCGCGCTACCCCAGGAAGAGGCGACTTGATTGATGGCTTGGCGCGTGAGCTGCGTACGTTGTAGTTCAGCCTTTCGCTTCAGCTCGGTGATCTTGGTCTCCGACGCATTGACGGCGGCGACTCGCTTTTTTTCCAGCGCGTCCGAAGCGGCTGCATCCTTGGCGTACAGCGCCTCCTGGTCGGCGAAAAATTTCGCCTCCACCTGCGCCCTGGCCCGTTCGGTTTTGATTTCGTCCTGCAGCAACTGGCCTTGGGTCTTGACGCCCAACTGGACCAGGAATTCGCCCGTCTTCTGAGCGGCGTCGACCCGCTCCTGCTGATCTTTTTCAAGTTCCTGGATCGTTTTATCGTCGATCTTGCCTAATTCGAGGGCGGTCTTGCTCGCGGAGGCAACGATCTGCCCGTCGGCCTGTCCGGCGCTCTTGGCCTTCTCGTCGGAAACGGAGGAGGCTTTGCTGGCGTTTCCGCCGCTGGCCGCCTGGCGCGTGCCGCCGCCCCCGCCGGTCGTTTGCCTGTTTCCGCCACCATTGCCATCTGTCTTGCCGTCCGTGCCAGGCACATGCGCGATTCTGCCAGCAGGAGCCGGGCCGGGAACGGCTTGCCCGTTGGCCGCTGCCGCTACCGTCTTCGCGAGGTCGGCATAGACTGCCTTGATCTTTGCCGCCGTCTCCGTCGCATGCTTCTGAATGCGGTCGAGGCCCGATTGCCAGTCGCCTTCGATTGCACCCCAATTCAGCGTGAATACGTCGCGCGCGATCGCGCCCATCATGGTCAGCCGGTCGATGAACAGGATGATCGCGGCCTTGATCACCTCGATGACGATGATCACGCTGTCCTTCAGGATTTGCCAGGCGTCCTTGAACAGGTTGAGCGCCGTTTCCGCCATCTGGGTCGCATTCGGCGTCTTCACCCCGAACGCGTCGCTAATGTCGCTGACCAACGCCCCGACGATATCGACGACCGCGTCCCACAGTGCCTTGAAGATGCCGGCCACCGCGTCGATTTCGACGCCCAGGTTTTTGACCACGGTGACGATCACCTGGAAGATCGTGGCGACCGTTCCGCCCGAATTGTAGCTATCGATGCAGCCTTTGACTAAGCCGGTGAAGCTGTTGACGATGTCAGTCAGTACCGGCGCCAGCGCATCGGTCAGCACATTGCCCATGCCCGTCCAGGCGAGCTGGGCCTCATTCACCGATTCGCCCAACTTGGTACCGCGCTCGATCGCCCGATCGTTGGCGGCACCGTAAGATTCGGTCTTCTGCGCAAGCGTGGAGATCGCCGCGCCGCCCTGATTCAGGAACGGGATCGCCTCGGCACCTGCCTGGCCCATCAGCTTGATCGCCATCGCGGTCTTTTGTGGCCCATCGGCGGTCTTGGCGAACTTGTCGGCCACCGTGGTCAGGATCGTCATCTGGTCCGACCCGGCCTTGATATCGATGCCGAGTTTCTTGAACGTGTCGGGGCTCTTGCTGAAATTCTTGTCCAGCGCCGCCGTGCTCTGCGACAATTTGGTGAAGTCGGTGCCGGTCGCTTTCGCCATCCCCTGCAGCAACTGGACCTGATGCGTCGACATGCCGAGCTGCTTCGACAGCATCGACACCTTCTCGGACGATTCTCCCATCGCCACGATCGCCTCGACGGCCTGTTTGCCCGCTGAGTACAGATCGCCGGCAATGTCTTTCGCGCCCTTGATCCCTTCGACCAGCTTGCCGAAACCGCTTTTGCCCTCGCCGGACTTGGTGGCCATTTCCTGCAGCGCCGCGCTGTTGTGCCTCAGCGCGGCGGTCACTTCGTTCAGGCCGCCGACGATTTCCTGCGGCCTCAATCCGTGCATGCTGGCGGTCAGCGCATCCATCGACTGAGCACTGCGTTCTACCGCGCCGCGCATCCCGGCAAAGCCTCCGCTCATGCTGTCCGCGGCGGCCTGGACTGTGCTCTTCAACTCGCCCAGATCGCCACGGACCTGTTGGATGCCCGCCTCCACCCCGGATGTGTCGGCCGTGATCCGGATGGAGACGGTATCGCTCATGACATGTCCTTCAGTCTCTGGAGTATCGCGCATGATGCCGCCGCCGTGTCGCCGCCGGCGACCGGCATCGCGACCTCGGCGCAAAGCCGTGCGAGCGTCGGCCGCGTCGGCGAGAGTTCCCGCGTCTCGGCCGAGCTACGGTCCTTGCTGGGAATCAGATCGACTCCCAACGCTCGCGCAATCGCGACTGCAGCGATGTTGAGTGGCGGGCCGGTACGTCGCCAGCTCTGATATTGGGCATCGACGTCGGCCAGCCCCCAATCGCGCTCGATCGCGGCCTTCGACCCGCCCTCGATTCCAGCGGTGATCAGATCGTGGACGAGCTCGGCAAGTCCGTGCTCGAGGCTCCCGCCGGCGCCGCTTCCGTGGGAGCCATCGCTTCCCCCTTGCGCTTGAGTCCCGATTCCTCGCTCAGGTCCAGGAAAGCGGTTTGCAGCCCGACAAACTCGTCCAT